CGCCACCCTCTGATCACCCCTGACCGTGCCCGGTCGGTGACCCCTCCACACCGGCCGGGCACACGGAGGAACTATGGACAAGTACCTACAGAACCTCATCGACCAGGGCGCAAACCCGCACCTCATCGCAAAACACGCCGGCAACGGTGTGGTCGAGGTGCAGACGACGCAGGCACCGGCCGACACGCACGGCAGCGAACCACGGCCGGTGTCGCGTCGTCGAACACGCAAAAAGGCAGCTGAGTGAGTAACTACACGACAACCGCGCTGGTCAAAGCGTCGTTAGGTATCCCAGGGGCTACCACGTCGGAGGACACCGCAATCGCGGCGGCGATCGCTGCTGCCGAGGCGCTGATCGACAACTACACAGGTCGCACATTTACTGCGGCCGAGTCGACACGCACCTACATGCCGCGCACCGCATCCATTCTTGATGTGGACGACATCGCGACGACCTCCGGTCTGGTCATCAAAACTGACGAGGATCAAGACGGCACATTTGAAACCACGCTGACGGTAACGACCGACTATGTCATCCAGAAAAATGACCCACCGTTCAGGATCGTGACGAACGTCAACCGCGGCTGGCCGCTGTCCCTCTACGGTCGCAACACGGTGGAAATCACCGCCACGTTCGGGTACGCCACCACGGTGCCTGACAACATCAAACAAGCCGCGCTACTCATGGCGTCACGTTTGTTCCAACGCAAAGCGTCACCGCTCGGGTTCCAGGCTGGCGCTATCGCAGAGTTTGGGCCGGTGCGTATCTCAAGGACTGATCCCGACGTTGCCGCGTTGCTGCAAGGCACCAAATTGTTTGGCGTCGGCTAATGGCCGACTACGGCACGATCAAAACGGGTTTAGCGGACGCGCTGCGCGCCTCCAGCAACCTGACCGTTGTATACGAACAAGTACCCGACGTGTACACCACACCATGCGCGGTGCTGGTACCAGGTGACAACCCGGCGACATATCACGGCGCGATGGCAGGTCAAGGTTTCACCGTGTTTGAATTCAAAGTGCAAATCATGCAACAACGGTTCGACCTTGACGCCGCAGCTGACGCGCTCAACGTGTTTATCCACGGCCTTGACAGCGTCGACGCGCTGATCCGAGCCGACCGCACACTCGGCGGTGTCGCAGCAGACACAATCACCGACCGTTGTGCAAACATTGGACAGGTACTCGCCGGCGATGACGTGTTCCTCGGCGCCGAGTTCGACGTGAGAGTGATGGTGCAACCATGAAATACAAAGTGACAAGCGACAAACTGCGTTGGCCTACCGGAACAATCGTCAATGCTGACGATCTGGCAGGTAGTAACATCGGAGTGTTGATCAACGCCGGCCACCTGGTCGAAGTTGGCAGCGAACCGGAACCGGAACCACAAGAAGAAACCCTCGAGGAGTTGTAAAAATGGCTCAGATCGTGCTCACCGACGTTTCGGTGACCATCAACTCGGTTGATTTGTCCGACCACGTCACGTCGGTCACCATCAACCATGACGCCGACGCGGTCGAAATCACCGCCATGTCGGACACCGCACACAAGTTCACCGGCGGTCTGGAGAACATCTCCGTGACAGTCGAACTGCAAAACGACTATGCCGCAGCGAGTGTCGATGCGACCTTGTCACCGTTGGTCGGTTCAACGACCACGGTGCTGATCGTGCCCACCAGCGCCGCAGTTGGTGCGACTAATCCTTCATTCACGGTCTCAGACGCTCTGTGCGTGTCCTATCAGCCCGTGTCGGGCGGCGTGGGCGAGTTGGGTACCGCCAGCGTTGAGTTCCAAGGCGGCACCCTCGTGCGAGCGGAGAGCTGATCACGCATGTTTGGTTTCAAGGTGACCGTCACCAAGCGTGACGGTACGGAGGGCACCTACGACCTCGACCTCGACTCGCTATGCGAGTTTGAGGAAATCGCTAAGGTCGGTGTACCCGTTGCATTTTCAGAACAAAACCTCAAATTGCAGCACCTGGCGTTGCTCGGTTGGATCGCAGAAAAGAACGCCGGCAACACGGTGAAACCGGTGAACACATGGCGTAAGGATGTTGTCAAAGTCGACATTGACCAAAGCGACCACCCTACGTCCGCGGTGGAATAGCAGCCCAGATCGCCTCGCTAGCGATCGCTACAGGCATTTCACCGCGAGAACTGCTCAACACACCGCCAGTCGTCATCACGGCGATGCTGCGACAACTAAAAGAACAGGCCAAGCAGCATGAGCGGAGTGTTCGGGTTCCGTCTAGAAAATAGGCAGGGCAAACAGCAGATTGAAGGTCTGCGCGAATTACAGCGTGCGTTACGCCAGTTAGGTGATGACACCAAAACGGCGATGAAACCAACGCACCAGCAAGCAGCCGACATCGTCGCAGAAGCTGCTCGAAGTAAAACCCCGGTGCGTACCGGCCGGTTGCGTCGATCCGTCAAAGGCTCGGCGGTCATGTCTGGCGGTCGTGTCCGCATCGGCTACGGCGGTGGCGCACCATCGTTGTATGCCGGCCCGATCCATTTCGGTTGGCCTGCACGTCGGATACGTCCGCAACCGTTCGTGTATGACGCACTTGACCCGAAACGACCTGAGGTGCTCAGACTGTACGAACGTCGTATCGACGAACTGACGAAGAAGTACGATTTGAGGTAGTCATGGCTAAGTCGATCAGTATTCCTATTACCGGCAACGCGGCACCGCTGCGTAAAACGCTGGACAACACGTCGCAGTCAATGTCGAAGTTTGGCTCGAGTGTCAGCAAGTCGTTTGCGAAGATCGGCAAGGCTGCAGCGATTGGCGGCGCGGCGGCGGCTGCGGGTGCCCTAGCACTAGGCAAAGCGGCGTTTAGCGCGGCAGAGGCGGCCTCAACGTCCAATGCGCGCATTGAACAGGTCGCAACGTCTATGGGTTTGTTCGGTGACCAGGTCGGCGCGGTATCTGACCGGCTGATCGACCTTGCTAACGAACAGGCACGCCTAACTGGTGTCAATCAAAACACCATCAAAGAATCACAAGCATTGCTGTTGACGTTTAGCAACATCGCTGAATCAGCCGACGAGGTCGGCGGCGCGTTCGACCGGGCAACACAACTCACGCTGGACATGGCCGCGGCCGGGTTCGGTTCCGCTACCGATAACGCAAAGCAGCTCGGTAAAGCACTAAACGACCCGATCAAGGGCATAACGGCGTTGTCACGTTCAGGTGTGACGTTCACCGAACAACAAAAAGAGCTGATCGCAACGCTGGTCGAAACCGGCGACCTGCTCGGCGCACAAGATTTGATCCTCACCGAGATCGAGAACCAGGTCGGTGGCACCGCGCTAGCAACCGCAAACGCTAGCGATCGCATCAAAGTGGCGTTTTCGCAGATCACAGAACAACTCGGCATGGCGTTGCTACCCGTGTTTGAGAAACTGACCGGGTTCGTGTTAGACACCGTCGTGCCAGGAATACAAAAACTGGTCGACGTGTTCGAGGAAGACGGTTTGCTCGGCGTTTTGAAACTGGTCGGCGGCTGGATCGTTGACGGTGCCACACTCGCAATCGAAAAACTGTGGGAATGGGCAAAGGCCGTCGGTTCATGGATCATTGACACCGGCCTGCCCTACCTCGGCGGCAAAGCAGAGGAATGGGGCAACGCGCTGTGGGAATGGGTGCAAACCGACGGCTGGGACGCAATCAAAAAATTGGCTGAATGGCTCGGCTCTGTCGGAACGTGGTTTATCGACACCGCGCTGCCGTACCTCGGCCAAAAGGCTGGTGAGTGGGCGGCTGCGTTGTGGGGCTGGATACAAACCGACGGCTGGGACGCAATCAAAAAACTGGCTGAATGGCTCGGCTCTGTCGGTTCATGGTTTGTCAACACGGCGTTGCCGTATTTGACAACTAAAGCGCAACAGTTGACCGTGACGCTGTCCGAGTGGATCAACACCGACGGCACCGACGCCACCAAAGCACTAGCCGAGTGGATGAACAGCGTCGCGGACTATATCCGTGACGACCTCGGCCCAGCGTTCAGCGACGCAATGGCCGGGCTAGTCGACTCGTTGTGGGCGTGGATCAACGGCACCGAAGCAACCGAAGCAACCGACGAGGCCGCCGAGGATCTGTCAAACAACTTTGCGAAAGCGTTTGTCACCGAATTGGCACCAGCCCTGTTGCGTGTCAACTACGAGATATACCAGGCAATCGTGGACGGCATGGCCGGTGCGGTGAAACAGGCCGGCAAAAACGCGGCGTCAGATTTTGTGAGCGGTTTCGGCACAGGTGATTTCGGAAACATTCTGGACAATCTGCCACGCCTCGCGGTCGGCGGTGCCGACCTGACACCCGGTTTCGACATTCCGTTCATACCTGGCATGGCTCGCGGCGGCCCCGTCAAAGGCAACACACCGTACATCGTCGGTGAACAAGGGCCGGAACTATTCATGCCGCACACCGCAGGCAACATCGTGCCAAACCACCGGCTAGGTGCCGGTGGTGCTGTCAACGTGACGGTGAACGCTGGCATGGGAACTGACGGTATGCAGGTCGGTCGTGACATTGTCGAAGTGTTGAACGCATACGCAGCTGGTGGCGGCGCACGCCTCACACCGTCGCTTGTGGGTAACTGATGGCAACCGTGTTTGACAGCATCGACGTAACAGTCGAGGCAGCGTTCGGTGATAACCCGTTAGATACGTCACCGACGTGGACAGACATCAGCGCTTATGTGCGTGACGTGTCAATCAGTCGAGGTCGGCAAAGCGAATTCG